TATGGCTTTGATGTTACAGGATGGGAGGATAAAAAATCAGAGTCTGGTTGGTATGATAATTTATTAGTTGAAGATCTCTTGGAAAGAGTTGGACAAGGAGATATACTAATGTATTTTCCAGACAACGAAAGTGCTGATGAATGGTGTTATTCCGAAGGATATGAATACGAATTAGTGAAAGATGACGATAACTGAATTAATTAAGGAGTTACAATTTATGTACGAATTGTATGACGAAGATAATCCTATATTTATAAGGGATGAGTCTGGATTCAGATATGAAATTCGTGAATGTGAGGAATATGATGGATTTTTTGTATTAGAACCAAAAATATGACGATAACTGAATTTATTAATAATTTATTAACTCATACTATCTCTCCTGATGCTAAACTCTATATGAATGGTATTCCCGTAGAAAGAGTTAGGTGGAAATACACCGCAAATGATGATGAAGAGGTAAGCTGTACTGAGATAGAATTTTTTAATGGAGATATATTTCAAAAACTAATTGAGGAATGTAAAACAATAGATGACAATAACTGAATCTCTTTTAAAAGAAATTGAGTTAGGTAGGGAAGGTAAATCTCACGGATATTCTTTGGGTATGCCAAAAATGGAATCTATTATAGACGGATTAACTAAGAGAACTATGACTATAATAGGTTCTAATACTGGATCAGGTAAAACTTCCTATGTTCTTTATGCTTATTTATATAGACCTTTAATGGAACATTTATATGATGATAATTTCAGAGTACATTATTTTTCATTAGAGATGAATGGAGAAATGTTATTTACCAAATTATTATCAACTTATATATTTGAGACTTTTCACAAAGAACTCTCTTTGAAAGAAATTTTATCTAGAAAAAAGGATTATATCTTAAGTGATGAAGACTTTAGTATTGTTAAACAAGGGTTAGAGTGGCTTAAATTAGTTGAACAAAAAGTTAAAGTATATGATAAATCTTTAACCGCTAATCAACTTTATGCAATATTAATGAAGGAACTATCTAAATTAGGTACATTCTCAGAATCAGAAAATCGTAAAGTATATACTCCTAATAATCCAGATTTGGTTTATGAAGTAATTATTGATCATATTGGATTAATGAAACCTACTTCTGGTAATAAAAAGAAAGAAATTGATGATACTATAGCATATTTAATTACTCTTAGAAATATGTGTAATATATCTCCAACTATTATTCAACAAATTAATAGGGATCAAGGAAATATAGAACGTTTTAAAGCCGGCCGTAGTGAAATTACTTTAAATGATTTTAAAGAATCAAGTGATACTACTGATGGTGCAGATATTGTAGTATCAATTTATAATCCTAACAGAGACAAATTAAATACTTCTAAAGGATATAATGTTAAAGTTTTAGGAGATAAATTTAGACTTTTGACTGTCTTAAAGTCTAGATATGGAGATTCTGAAGTATGTATGGGAGTTAATTATCAAGGAAAAATTAATTATTGGAAAGAACTTCCTCTACCTAGTGACATTTATGATTATAACAAATATTTAACACCAGATTATTTAATTAATGGAGTAGATGAAGAAAATGATAAAGATGCTGAAACAAAAGAATCGTTTAATTTGATTTTATAATGGCTTGTAGTACATTATGTATTTATGGTGAATCAGGAACTGGAAAATCCACTTCCTTAAGGAACTTAGATCCTGAAACTACTTTTATTATTTCAACGACAGGAAAGCCTTTACCTTTCCGTGGTTGGAAAAGGAATTATATTCCTTTTACTATTAACAAAGAGGCTAAATCTGTATCTGGAAACTATTATATTAGTTCTAATTCAGAGCAGATTCTTAAGATACTCAAACTTATAAATACAAAAATGCCTCATATTTCTACTGTAGTTATTGACGATGCTCAATATATTATGAGTTATGAGTTTGTAGACCGTTCTACTGAAGTTGGGTATTCCAAATTTTCTGAAATTGCTCAACACATGATGGATATTTTAAGATATTCTGAAAAAATGAGAGACGATTGTACTATATGTTTCTTAACTCATAGTGAAAATGTAGGTACTGAAATCGATCCTAAATATGTTATTAAAACTATTGGTAAATTATTACAAGAGAAAGTAACTTTAGAAGGATTGTTTACTTATATTTTCTTCAGTAGTGTAGAAGAGGGAGAGGATGGTAAAATGGAGTATAAATTAATTACTAATAATAATGGTAAATGTTTAGCCAAAACTCCTATGGATATGTTTAAAGAGCTTGAGATCGATAATGATCTCGCTAAGATACTTGAAGTAATCAAAGAATATAATGAAGAATGAATTTAGAAATTCAATCTGCTAAATTGATTTTGTCTGTAGTTGATACAGAAACTGGGGAAATCCTTACAAGAGAAGCTACTCTTGGAGATTTTAAGGAAGTTAAGAAAACTTCATCGGGTTCTAGATCTAAGAAACCCAAAGATACTGATCCAGTTGCTAAACTGTTCTTGTTAGACAATAAGATCCAGTTTAATAATGCAGCTGTTGAAATGACAGGCTTTGAACCTGAAACTAAACTGGACATTAAGTTTAAGAAACAAGGTAGAATGATTACTCCTATTCTTTGTGAAGATGAAAAGAATGGAAATCGTTTAACTAAGACTTACACCATTTCTTGTAGAGGATCAAGACATGACAACCTTGCAGAATATGGAGACACCTTTGAAATAACTCCTTGTGAAGACAAAGAAGGGTATTTCAAATTAAAGGGAAATATTGAAAAAGAAGATGACATTATCGACGTACCCGAAGAAATCTCAGATCCTGAAACTGATGATGAGGGATTAGATTTAAATGGCGTAGATAGTGATGACGTTGATTTCAATTTAATTTAAGCAGGGCTTCTGTAGATACTTTTTATGAATATATTTAAATATGTTTTTGTATGGATTTTAATTTTGGCAATTTAAGTAATCAAAACTTTACTAGTACTTCGACACAACACCTCCGTCCTTATGGAATTTATAATGTAACTCTTACTAAGATTGAAAAGACAGAGTTAAAAGGCTCTAAAGATCCTAATGCTACTTATCCAGTAGTAGCTCTTGAATTTACTGGATGTGGAGAAGATAAAGGAGTATTTACTACTAATTTATTTATTCCTGATATTAAAAAAGAAGAAGATACAGAAAGACCTAAATATCAAAATGCAGAAGGACACGAGTATAACAGACCTTCTCGTATGGAGAATTTCCAATTTACTTTAATGCAGATTGTTCACGCTATTAATCCTGCTGGTGAGGAGAAAATTAAGGCTAATGCTTCTAAAATTAAGTCAGTAGATCAATTTATTGATTTAGTTATTAAAGCTGTCGCTAACAAAGGAACTTCTACTTATTTGAAATTGGTAGGTAGAAATAGTAATGGTGTTACTTATGCTGACCTTCCAAGAGCTTGCGGTTTGAATAAGGCTGGAGAGATCTTCCCAACTAATTTTATTGGAGAAGAAGACTCTTTATACTTTAGCAACTATGAATTAACTCAGCAAAAGAAGTATAAGGAAGCTAAACCTACCACAATGAATGATGTTAATCCTGACTCGGATGATTCCGATGATACAGAATTGACTGACGACTTTGAGCTTTAATTTTGATTAGTAAAAAACTCTTGATAGGTTTAATAAATGGAATTTACGTTTTATCAACCTGTAACAAAGGACTTTATATTGTCTAAAATAAATCAAGAGTCAATAATGCATTATTATACAGGACAGGATGTGACTAGTAAAAAGCTAGTCACTTCTTGTCTTCGTTCTGATCATAAAGTAACTGTTGGCTATTATAAGTCTAAATCTGGAGTCCTTTATATGCATGACTTTGCAACTAACGAGCATCTTGATTGTTGGAATGTTGTAATGAGATTATATAATTGTAATTTTTATTCTGCATTAAGAATAATTGCTAAGGACTTTGGGCTAATTGAAGGGGAAAAAACTTCTAAAAGAAATCCTATCATCATTGACTCTATCAAAACTACTGAGTCTTCTCGAATACAAGTTCAATTAAAAAAGTTTACCGAAGAAGAACTGAAATGGTGGGAACAATTTGGAATATCCAAAAAACTTTTAAAGAAATACCATATATATTCAATACTCCACGTATTTTTAAATGGAATGTTGAAATTTACTTCTACTAAACAGTATCCAATTTTTGGATATTATTTTGGAAAAGATAAAAATGGATATGAAAAATGGAAAATTTATTTTCCAACTAAAACAAATTATCGTTTTATAGGTAATCTTACTCAAAAAGTTCTTCAAGGTTATAAGCAACTTAATAAAGAATCTGATTTACTGATTATTAATAAAAGTATGAAAGATACTGTAGCTTGTAGAGCTTTAGGATTTGATTCGGTAAGTCCTAATTCCGAAACTACTTTTCCATCTGAAAAACAGATAGAAGAGTTTAAAAAGAGGTTTAAACATATTTTAGTAGTATTTGATAATGATAAAGCAGGACTCCATAATTTATGGAGAATTAGAAAACAATATCCTGAACTTAATTATTTCTGGATTCCGAAAGACTTAGGAGCCAAAGATTTAACTGATTTAATTAAATTAAAAGGATTTGAAAAAGTTAAAGAATTAGTAAATAAATTTATGTCTAATTATAAATTTAAATAACCTTATGGCTAACATAAAAATAAGACAAAATCCTGCTATAACAACTGCTTTTTGGGATGATATACTTTGGACTACTAAAAATAGGTTAACAAAAGTTTTAGGAAAACCAGAAGAGCTTTATGATTCCAAAACCCAATATGAATGGTGTAGGGATCTTATAAATGATGATAAATCAACCATTCCTTTTTATGTATATGATTGGAAGGAACCTTCAATAATTGGAGATGATGAGATAATTAATTGGCACATAGGAACCCATACTAGAAAAGATAGTAAGAAAGTATATGAGGTTCTAAAAGAATTAATAGATGGCTAAGACTTTGAATACAGGGGTTAAAATAACCGATCGAGGTGGAAACACTTATGTATATGATTCAATTGAAAAGGCTTCAGAATTGTCTGGATTAAGTGTATAGGCATTAAAAATAAGAGCTAACAAAAACAGTATTCCAAAAGATGGAATTAAAGTTGAATGGTTAGATCCGAAAACTAAAAAGCATTATACAGCTAAAAGATCTAAGCAAAAAGGAAGTCAGTTAGAATTAGATGTAATTCATAAACTTAATGAATTAGGCTATAATACAGTTAGTAGTAGATCAAATAGTAAATTATTAGATAATAGTAAGGTCGATATTGATGATTTAGATGGTAATTTACCATTATATCTTCAATGTAAGTGTACACAATCTACTCCTTCTTATTTTAAAATCAGAGAGGAGTGTCCTTTAAAAGATAAGCCTTTCGGAGTAGTCTGGAAGAAACAGGATAAAGAAGGGGGTAATAGTCCAGGGACTGTTGCTATTGTTCCAATAGATATATTATATGCCTACTTAAATTTAAAACTAAATTATGGCAAATAAAATTTATGAAATTTCAAAAGTAGATGGTTCAGGATCAAAGTATTTTGTAAAAGCAGATTCTAAAAATTCTGTAATTAAAGCTTATATTAATACTGTAATGAAAGATACTCCTGTTGACTATCTCACATTGGAATATTAGTCTAAGGAAGCTTCTGCTT